ACCAGGACTCGCAGTCCCTATCCCCAACCTATTGTTTGTATCATCCCAAAATAAGTTTGAGTTGTCCTGAGTTAGTTTAGTTCCATCCGAGAAAGGGATTGAACCTGTTGTAAAGTTTGTTTTAAAATTATCAATTATTGCTTCTGGATGATTTGAAATTCCTGAATGATTTGGAAGAAATATTGGTTCACCTCCGGAGTCCTTTGTTATCGGGCTCTGCCTCTGGAGTTGAGATTTAAGAATAGAGTCAGTTTTATTTAGCCTGCCAGATCCTTTCCCTCCCATTTTATAGGAGCTCCTGCCAGTTGTTAGTTTGTTTTAATAGGGTTGGTTCTTCTGGCACAAGTGTTGATTCTCTACCTTGTTGCGTTTGAGTTCCTGCTGTTAAACCTTCTTCAACAGGCCACTCTGTTCTTATTCCCTTTTCCCCCATTTCTGCTGGACCTTCTTGAATTGCCATAATAACATAGCGAGAGAGACTTAATAAAATTATCGTTCTTATGAGATATTAAGAAATAATGAGCTCAGCCGTACGGAGAGCTCACAATTTCTTTTTCACCTCTTCTTTAGGTTTTTCTTTAGGCTTCTCTTTTTTAGGCTCCTCTTTTTCCCCTGGAAGATTTCTGTATTTAGGATGTTTAAGTTTTCTTTCAATTCTCGCTCTCATTTCCTCAGCCCTGACTTTTGCATTAGCTTTTACATCTTCCCAATTCACGTGCCCAACTGGTTTTTCAATTCTACCATCAGCTAATTTTTCATAATGCTCTAAAAGAATTCTACAATTTTCAAGAGTCATTTTAAGTCACCGTATCAGTAATCGCGTGAACGCTCTTTGGATCAGTCAAGATTGCTTCGCCTTCCTCAGAAACTCTTATCTTTGTCCCAATCAATGGCTCTGTGATTTGTACAGCACTTAGTGGTTTGAATGATCTCCAAGTTAGAGAAACTCCTGGAATGAACTGATAAACACTATCAGTTGTTGCATTCTGAGAAACTACAATCCTGTTTCCAACAACTCTTGTAAGCATTCCATCAACTACCCTATCGCTTGCAAAGTCTGTAACACTTGAGCCTTTCACCGTGATTAAATAATTTAATAGATTTTGCTCTTCAACGGGATTCATGTATGCAACTAGATTATTTAATTTATAACTCTGAGCCCTAATTTTTCTATTCCCAATTAATAAATCCAAAATAGGATTTCCAGTCGCAACATCATCCCATCCATCTTGAGTTGCAGCTGTTGTATTTACATTTGTAGGGTTTGGGGTTGTTGGAGTTGCAGCTGCTGCCTCAATCAAAACTGAATAAATCCTTATATCTACTTGATTTGCAACAGCCCTGACTAGATCTCTTATTGTTGTTCCTAAAATATTCACATCATTATCCCTAAGATCTTCCTCAGCGATTAGTTCAGATTCAACCTTGAAATTTTTAACATAAGAAGTATTTCTGGTCCAACTTTGAGCCACTACGGTTGGAAGTGATCCTGCACTTGTTGGAATTTGAGACAAAGTGATCCCAGTTGTGTCAGTTGAATCTAAGAATCCAGCGGTTTTAGAATACCATCTCATTTCCCTGGCTTTTGTTGTAGTCTGAGCACACAAAGGTTTTAGAATACTATCTTCATCTGCAAATCCTTTCGCCAGCTTATCAATATCAATTCCGTTTAAATCTTGTTCACCTGGTATGTCTGCCATTATGCTAAGTTAAAACTCATTGGATTTAATTCAAATAAGAAAGACTCACCATCAGTTGCAGTCTCTAAGGCTCTACCCACAATATGTTCAGAATTTACATCAGCATTAACAAGCTCATTCGCAGCTCCTGTTCCCGTGTCTGTAATTATCCCCTGGCCTGCTGTTACTCCTGCAGCTCCTGCGAAACCTCTAAAAATTCCTCTTTTGTAAACAGCTAATTTGACTTGACCATCACTTGCTATTTTCTCTCTCTTTGCAATTCCTGCGCAAGGGTCAGTATCCCCTGTTGTAGTCGCTGCAGTATTTGGATCGGATAGAAGTAATACAGCACCTTTTGCAATTCCAGTGCCATCTGCTACGGTCATTGGGACAGCTGGTTCAAGTTCATGAATAAGAGTTGTTTCTAATGCCATTAATTCGGTAAGCCGAATAACTATTTAAATGTTCCTATTTATTGATTTTTTCGTTGTGCTCCTTAAACTTCTCTTTTTCCTCAGAAATTCTCTGCTCTGCGAGTAAAATTAATGTCTCATTGATCTCAATATCCCTTTTAGCGTTGAGTATTGCTTGTTCGCATTTGTCTTTTACACCTTCCCAGAACACTTGTTCTTTAGAACCTATTTCAATTCCCAGATCTTTTGGAATATCTTTTTCAGTTAATTCACCTTCATACTTCGCTTTTTTTTCCATGCATACCTCCTGCCATCATCCTCTCTTTGTATTGTTGAGGAGTTTCTTCTTGTTGATTTCCTTCTGTCATCTGGCCTTTTCCAGCAACCATTTGCTCAGCATGAAGCTTCTCTCTCCTTGCCTGTAATTTTTCTTCACGATCTAGAATTTCTCTTCTCTCTTGATTTACTTTTCTAGCTTCCTCTATTAAGTTTGATCCAGAATTCTCATCTTTTTCAATTTCTTTTTTTACCTGATCAACCTCTTCTGGGGTTGCAACTTCTATTTTTTGTTCAGGTTCAGGTTTTGCTTCTTCTTCTGCCATCATAAACTAAGGGACTTAGGGTTTATAAATCTTTCTATTTTTTACAATTGGTTTCTTCAAAAACTCTTTTAGAAAAATAGTAACCAATTACCAGGGCAATCATGGAATCAATAATCCCATTCATTCCCATTAATTTGCTTCCAAATAATAAAATTAAAACCAGGGCCGCAATATAATCCCTTGCATGGATTTTTGAATATTTATTTTTAGCTTTCATTTGCTGTTGGTATTACATCCTGCACATTGTCGCCAGTATTTTTTCGAGCATCAGTCAATAAAGCAGGATCTATCGACGGTGGTTCATTGAATTTTACTTCTAGTTTTAGCTGAGCCATTAATTGCATTTCAATAAATCTTCTATGCCAATCTGCTCTAGGTTGAAAATTAAGATGGATTATTTTACTTGTTGCTTCTGAACTTCCTGTCTCGCTTCCCTGCGCCACATTGGGCACTCCATGTCCTCTGACCAATTCTTCATTTAGCTCTTTGATCCAGGTGATCCCCTCTTCTATTGATCCTTTTTGCATTTGTAGGACTGTGGCTTTTGCAGCCCCCATTGGAACAATTATATTCTCAACATTTTTAAAAGTGTTATCAATTTTTGTTTTAAAAGTTGCTGCCTTTGTTTCATCATCCTCATCAATCTCCCAGACTTTAACTGGAATAGCATGTCTTCTGTGGATTACGGTTGTTATGTCTTTTGCTATGTTGATTTTTTTGATTTGATTTTCTAGTTTTTCTAATATTGAAATTCCGTGAATTTCCATTGCAACTCTATTCCAGGCTAAATGAAACATCTCATCAGGAGTCCAATCTTCCAGCACTTCCTGTTTTCCGGTTTTTGGATCTATCTTTCCTGAGACTTGCTCGTATCTTGTGATCATTCCTTTAGCATTTCCGATTATTTTTATACTTCCAGGACTCAATGGTTTTAAGTTGATTAGTCTCCCTTTTGCATCTCTGACAATCGAAGCAAAACCATCCCCGCAAATTTGATATTCTTTACAAAGATTCATAATTATTGTATCAAATACATCAACTCCATTTCCACGCATCTTTTGTAACAAATCCTTTTTTTCGCTCTCATAACCCATCCCTACGGCCCAGAGAGCCATTGTATCAACCTGACCGCCTACTTCAGGAATTGTTCTATAAAGATTATTCCACTTAGTCCACTCAGGAATCCAGGTTCTCTCTTCTTCTTCAACCTGCTCAGTTTTAAATAGATTTTCAGTTTTCCCAATAGGAGTGCTTGATCTTCCTCCAAACGTCCAATCTTGCATGGATGTTGTTGAAACACTGTCTAAATCTCCAAATGCCATGCTTTTCCATAGAATTCCAAACTATTTAAATTTTATGTATATTTGAATCTCACTCCGATTGCTCTGATTGAAGAAGTATCACTTTGAAATTCCATTCCAATATAATCTCCAGCGGCTAAATCTGTGAATGCTGCGCTGATGTCTAGTTCTGTTATTTGATTCTGGGTTACGGCCTGGGTTCCATTTGTAATTGAATCACTATTTGCAGTCAAAGCTTCTCCAACAGCCCCAAAATCTGTTGTAACATCAAACTGGACTGTTTCAGTTGCATCAGGATAAATCACAACATAAACTCCTGTTAAGCTTGTGAAATCTAGTGGAGTATACATGTTCAACCTAAATCTCCCAGTCGAACTCATATTTAAATAATCAAAATCTCCAAGTCCACTTTCTCCTTCTGGAGAAAAAACTGTTGGAGGATAAAATATTTCTTTTGTTACGGTTATAGATGGGGCTGCTGATGGAATTCCTTCTTCACTCCAATACCTCACACTATCAATTTCTAAGGTCTGGCTTGCTGAATCTCCTGTTGAAAGTCTGTCCACCATGAAAAATACTTTTAAATCAATATCATCAGGGATGTTTTCTTCATTTGTTTTTACAATTACTCCATCTCTTAACCAAGTTGTTTTGTCTCCTTCAATTATTATTTTGTGATCATACCAAGTGTTGTTAGTCATTGCAACATTTGCAGAAGTTGTTGCTGTGTTGTCTTTTTGATTTTGAAGAATTAAGTTGTTGCTGTTTCCATCATTTGTTAATAAAACATGATCACTTCCAGAGGCTCCGGTTCCATCTGCATCAACCCCCATGCTGAGTTCTATGTCATCGTGATCTGTATTGATTCTGGTTCTAAAAGTTAGATAAATTGTTTTTTTATCAGTTAGAGAAAGTGTTTGTGTTCCGAGAATTTTTGCAGTCCCAACCGAAGCCCCTGTATTTAAAGTTAGAATTCCATCATTTGTCGTCGCTGTTGAATCTCCTGAGGTTGTCACAGTCCACTCTGATTTTATTGAACCTCTGAAATCATCCTGATAAGCAACGTCATCATATTTATCTTCAATTACTGCTGGCTCTTCTGGTCTTTTTCTTCCTTCGAAAACTCCAGTATCATCATCATCAAAAGAAGATCTGAATCTCGACCTTATTCTTGGGATTGATTTTATTGGCATTTTAAGCCCCCGTCAGATAAGTCACGTTTCTATTTTCTTTTAGAATTGCTTCAATTTTTTCCATTCTCCAGGCATGAACATCCATCATATCTTCTGCTTCTTGTCTTTTTGTGTAGCCTGCCATGTTGTAAGCAATTAAGGTTATCGCAGCATATCTTGCAGCCCACTCGCTCAACATTCTTTTCACATCTTCATTTAAGGCTGCGTAATTATCAACAACATTATAATTCATTAGATTGCTTAGAAAACTTTCAGCTTGTGCAGCTAGGATGTTGTGATTTGCTTCTGTGTCTCCAGTTGAATCAACATTCTCTCCTGCCATTAACGCAATTTCATTCTCTGTCACGATTGTTCCTGTGTATGCCATGAAATAACTAGACAACGTACAAATTTAAACCTTTCTCTTTTACACACCAGCACATTCTAACCAATGCTTCCGCGAGATGGTCGTTTTTCCCTGAAATTTTTCCATCAATGATTTGTATGGATTGCAAACTTTTTGCCATTTTCTCGTCGTGAACCAGGTCAAGATTTCCCTCTTCCATCAACCTCAAACAATTTGAATAAAGATCTTCTTTGAAAATTCTTTTATATTTCTCTTTGGATTTGCTTGCATTATTCAAACCAAGAACTCTTCTTTTTCCATATCTCTCTTCAAAAATATCTTCATAACCAACCCCCATTCCAGAAGGATCAATAAATATTTTTCTTAAATTAAATTTGATGTCTAGTTTGTCTGTCATCCCCAATGTTTCTCTCATCCTGGAAATTGCTAAGGTATCATTATGGATATTTCTAACTTTATTTCCAATCAATTCTCCAACGCAATATGCTTCTTCATCTGCACCTAGTCCACCAAAATCAATTCCTAAATAAAATTTTCTAGTGTTGGTAATTTTTTTATCCCAAAATCTAAAATTCATCTGTTTTAAAATCAGATCTGTTGGAAAATATTGACCAGCTTCATCAAGAAATTTTGCCATGTATTCCTGATCAAATCTTCTCTGCCCCATCCTCTCAAGCTCATCATCTAAAAATTCTTGAGATAAATGAGGGCAATCCTCATCAGCTTTAATCACAACTTTCCTAAATTTTTCATTCTCAAAACATTTATAGAAATATCCCCTTTTTCCAAAAGCTGTTGAACTCAAACAAATCCAACCCTTCCCTTTACTCCGAGCAACAGCAAGCATCGGAATCACGGAATCCCAAACAAGCTCAGCAATATAACCAGCTTCATCAGGATAAAGAAAATCAATTGTTGCACCTTTTGCAAAATATCCTGTTTTACCGACGGGAAATTTCTGAACAGTTGATCCATTATGTAAAGTGAGTTTTGATAAAGTTTGTCTGCCTTTCAACTGATTTTTTTCTGCTAAAATTTCTTTAACTTTTTCAAGCAAAAAACTTTCCTGTCTTTCGCTGGCTGCAATTATAAGAGAAAACGTGCCCTGATATTTAAGGGCTAATCGAGCAATCCTGTGAGCCACTGCAATGCTTTTTCCGACTTGTCTACCTCCAACAATGCACTGGTCTCCCTCGAAATCAACAATCTCTTTCTGCCATTTATAAAGTTTCATTTTAAAATAATTTTTGCTGTCCTGGTTTATTTCCCATCTCTTCGAGCTCCTGCCTCTTTGCTGAAATCTCGTGGTCTATCTTTTCTTGCCGAGCTTCAAATCTTCTTTTTTCATGAAGCCTCTGCTCTTCAGGGTTTTCTCCGATCAACATTCCACTAATTTTTTTAGTCATTTTTTCTTTCCTATTCTGAACATTGCAACATTGATGTATTCTTGTGCAACTCTCCGACTCACCACAAAATGCTCCATTATAATTAGCAGGAGTTGTTCATAATCAATTTCTCTTTTTTGTTTATTTGCTTCACAAATTGATCTTTCAACATAATCAATCCTAGCTGCTCTCTTTTGTGAATTAATTAATGACGCATCCATACACACACACAAACACACACAACTATATAAAGCTTTTGGTTGTGTCCCCTGAGCAGACCTTATTCATGTGTCCTGCCTTTTTAGAGAAAAAATCAACATGAGCAGTAGAGCTCCATCTACGAAGTCCCTTTGACTGCTCCAAATCACTCGCTTTTTATTTCGGAGGGAGGCATACCCTCCAGTCTCGGAACACACACTATAAGAGCATCAACTCCAAGCTTCTTTTCTTATTTTGCTATGGAGTTTGAGTTTGAGAATCATAACTAATTGACGAAAACGAGCTTTATAAAAGAATCTTACAACTCTGAAGTAAGGACTCTAATTTCGTTCCACCGAATAACTCGAGATTGGGAAATTTCTCTGGGATCCGGGATATTAATATTACTTTAACATTAAAAGTTGCTATTATAACCTTATTTTTACCTATTTTTACACTTATTTTAACCTTAAATATTCACTATTCCAT